GATTATACAGAAAATACTGAAACTACTTTTAATAATAACATTCCACAATTTATTAAAAGCACAGAAGAAAAAATACTAAGAAGTTTAGAGCTACCAGTATTTAGAAAGAATGTAACAGGATCAATAACTGCTAATAATCAATATTTAGCTACACCTAGTGATTTTTTAAGAACTTATTCTTTGGCAATAATAAACAGTAGTTCATATGAATACTTAGTTAATAAGGATGTAAACTATATAAGAGAGTTATATCCAGTGTCTGCTACATCAGGTACTCCTAAGTATTATGCTTTACTAGATAATAATTCATTTATTTTAGGACCTACACCTGATTCTGATTTAACAGCAGAATTACATTATTTCTTTGAACCACAATCTATTACTGAAAGCACTGATGGTACAAGTTGGTTAGGTACAAATGCAGAGAATGCATTGTTATATGGAACTTTAGTTGAAGCTTACATATTTATGAAAGGCGAGCCTGATGTTATACAAAGTTACAATGAACAATTTCAGATTGCTATGGGTTTATTAAAAATGGAAGGCGATGGCTATACTAGGACTGATGCATATAGAACTGGACAAAGAAAAATTAAGGTTAGTTAATGTTTAATGTAGAAGTACAAGCAGATATAAATAGTGTAAATGTTCATACTACTAGCAATAGAGGTTTTACACCTGAAGAGATAGCAGAAAGGGCAGTAGAGAAAATTGTTTTTGTTGCTGAGGGTGCTAGTCCTGAAGTTAGAGCACAAGCAGATGCTTTTAAAAGTAGAGTATATCATGTTATTATGTTAGCGTGTAAAGATGCGATAAACAGTGATAGAACTACTATGTTTAATCTTTTAACAAAACAAGGTCATAAAGATATGGCTGATATTTTAAGGAGACTTTAGAATGGCAATAACTCAGGCTATGTGCACCTCATTCAAGAAAGAATTGATGGAGGCTAAACATAATTTTTTAAACAGTGGTGGTAGCACTTTCAATATAGCTTTATATACAAGTGATGCCTCACTAGGAGCTGCTACAACTGCATATACAACTTCAAATGAAGTCAGTGGTACAAACTATACAGCAAAAGGCGCATCATTAACTAGAGTAGATCCATCTACTTCTGGAACAACTGCATTGACTGATTTTGCAGATGCGACATTTAGTTCAGCAACTATAACTGCTAGAGGTGCAATGATATTTAACGACAGTGCCTCAGGCGATCCTGCTGTATGTATTTTAGATTTTGGAGCAGATAAAGCTTCAACAAATGGAGATTTTACTATTCAGTTCCCAACAGCAGATGCTAGTAACGCTATAATTAGAATAGCTTAGTACAATGGCATCAGGTTGGGGCAGAAGCACATGGGGACGTGGACCATGGGGACAACCATCAGGAATAACTGTTCCAGTAACAGGTCTTGTTGGTACTTCTGCACTAGGTAATGAGGATACTCTTACTGAGCAAATTTTAGCTGTTACTCAATCTACATTAACGAGTTCGTTAGGGACAGTAGTAACAGCAGGAGCAGCAGTAACAGGTGTAACTGGTAATACTCAGATAGGAACACTTGGTGATGAAACTGTAATAGCAGAAGCAAATGTAGCTGTAACAGGAGTTTCTGCAACATTTTCTCTTGGAACAGTTACTTTTGGAATATTCCAAACAATATCTGAAACAGGGTTTAGTGTAACTGGTTCTGTAGGAACTGTAACCACATCAGGTGGCGCAGTTTTAAGTTTAACAGGTAATGCTGGTACAGGAACGACAGGCGATGAAACAGTAGCAGCTAAAGCTACAGCTACATTATCATCAGGAATATCTGGAGCTACTGGTTCTGTAGGAACAGTATCTATACTACATGATCAAGTTTTACTTGAAACTGGGTTTGTTGGAACTTCTAGTGTAGGATCAGTAGTAACAGCAGCTAGTGCTGTTGTAGCAGTTACAGGAAATTCAGGTACAGGTGTTGTTATAACACCTAATGTTTGGAGTTTAGTAGATGATTCTCAAACTCCTAATTGGACAGAAATAGCGGCATAGAGGAAAAATTATGGCAAGTACATATGTAAACGATTTAAGATTAGAAGAGATAACCACTGGTGAACAGTCAGGTACTTGGGGTAATACCACAAATACCAACTTAGAACTTATTGCTGAAGCATTTAGTTTTGGCACTGAAGCAATTACTACTAATGCAGATACACATACATCGACTATTGCAGATGGTGCAACAGATCCAATAAGAAGCATGTATGTCAAATATACAGGTACATTAGATTCTACTTGTACTATTACTATAGCTCCAAACACAGTATCAAAATTGTGGATTATTGAAAATGGTACAAGTGGTTCACAAGATATAGCTATATCACAAGGATCAGGTGCTAATGTGACTATACCTAATGGTGAAGTCAAAGTTGTATATTCAGATGGTGCTGGCTCAGGTGCTGCTGTTGTTGATGCTTTTGTTGATTTGAATGTAGGAGATAGTCTAAAAATTTCAGGAACAACACCAACTTTAACAATGGGAGATGCCGGTGCTGAGGATGTAAAGATAGTGTTTGATGGAAATGCTCAGGACTTTTATATTGCTCTTGATGATTCTGCTGATGATTTGGTAATTGGTAAAGGATCTACAGTAGGAACTACACCAGCTATATCAATCGATGAAAACATGAATGTTACTTTTGCTGATGGTACTTCAAATGTAGATATAGCGTCACATGATGCTTCAAATGGTTTAAAACTAGGCGGTACTCTAGTAACTGCGTTGGCAGCAGAACTAAATATTATGGATGGTGGTACAAGTGCAACTTCTACTACACTAGCAGACGCAGATAGAGTAGTGGTAAATGATGATGGTACTATGAAGCAAGTAGCTCTTACTGATTTCGATACTAGAGATTTTGAAATTGCAACTTCTGCACCTACAGACGGATCTGGTAAGAAAACTGGTTTTGTTTGGTATGTCGTATAACGAGGTTTTAGGATGGCGATAAAGATTTGGGATGGTGATTCGATTGAAACACCAAATCCTATAATTGTAAAAGTTACTGACGGAACTTTACGTTTCGTTAATTATGCTGTTGTAAAAGAAACAGATGGTTCTCTTACTACTTTCTTTAACGCTATAAAACAAACTTCAAAAAATACGACTACAACGTTTAGTACAACTAATTCTACGACTACAACTTTTAATACGACCACAACTTTTTCTACGACTCGTTCAACTGCCACAACCAGATCGACTACGACTTCATACAACACAAGTAGATCTACTACAACTTCGTACAACACCTCGCGTACAACAACTTTTGCAACTTCTCGCAGTACGTCTCGTGGAACTTCTCATTCAACCACGACTTCATACACCACTACTTTCAATACAAGTGCAGGTGGAAAAAGTGGAGGAACGAGAAGCACGTCTCGTAGTACATCAAGATCGACTACGACTTCATACAATACAAGTTTTAATACAAGTTTTAACACAAGTCGCACTACAACTTTCGGAACAAGTCACAGCACGACCACTACTTTTGGAACAAGTCACAGTACTACTACCACTTTCAACACTACAACTACTTTTAACACTACTCTTGCAACAGCTACAAGTAAAAGCACAACTACTACTTTTAACACTACTGCGACAACAGCTACAGTTATATTTGAAAGACTAACAGCTACAGGAAATACAGGTTCAATATTTGAAACAGAAGTAGCTTCAGCTAACGCACACAACGCTAGATATTGGGATGGCGATTCATGGGAAGAAGCATAACATGACTATTACAGTTACAAAAATTAACTACAGCGATATAGATCAAACAATTTTTGATGAGTGTTTTACTAAGTCACTACCTTACTTAGATGCAACAAAACTTAATATAGTTTGGGAAGAATTTGATTTAACTGTTAGTTCTAGTACAGCAGATAAACTTGCTAAAATGAAAACACGTTATCAAGCCAGAGATGGCAACGATGACCAAGCTATCTTTAAAATAGACATAGACGGAAGAATAGTAGCTTATGGGTGTGGTAGACGAGAACATCAAGGCGATAGAATGTTTCAACATGAACTAGACTTTTTTAGAGAAGATGCTAGTGGTAGTCAAGGTTGGTGTTATTCTTCTGAATATAATCAAAAAATGGATGCTTTCTATAAAAGTATTTCTGATAATTGTGCTACTCATAGTGTATGGATTGTAGAAGGATCAAGCATGGAAAAATCATACAATGATGCTGTTTCTGTAGGTAGGATTAGTTATACTAATCCTGAAACAATAGACAATCATCATGGTCACAAATTAAAAAAATTGGTGATAACTTACAACCTTTGATGTAAAATAGATAGTGGAGGTTGATTATCTATGTCTAAAGAAATCAAAGAAGAAATCCATATAATTAATAGAAGAACAGAGGAAACTCTTTCTATTCTAATAGAACACTTCAAAGAAATGGAAGAAAGAATGGATAAGTTAGAAGAAAAGATAGGCTCAGATGCCGATTGAAACACTAGCTTTCAATGATGTTCTTAATAACGATATTGCCCACTTTTTTAAATCTGGCAATATTCGTAGATCAAAAAGCAACAATAAATTAACAAAGATACACCATTTATTACCAGAAAAAGGTAATCATGGAACTAACCTTGAATACGATATTTGGTATGACTTTATAAATGAAACAAAGATAAGAGGATATGTATATACAGATGTAATGACTAAATTTGTATATCTAAAACCTGCTTCTTCTTTATATTGTAGAAAAGTTTTAGAAGAGTGTTTAAACGAAGATATTACAGAAGAGGGTGAAAGAATATTCAATGACATTGCAAATAACAATGCAGATAAATATAAATTAAAAGCTACAAATATTGAATATCCTTA